CTAACCAAAAATTTTAGACACACTATCATGTGCCTTTAATCTCATTTCATCGGTATAGTGAATGTACGTATTAATGACTGTATCAACAGTATCACCTAATAAGGATGCTACTGTTTTTATATCTACACCATTAGCTAATAGCCTTGTAGCATAGGTATGTCTTAAATCGTGGATAGAAGTGTTTGGTAAATATCGTTTTATCATCACTGATACTGCACCAGTACCGCCAGTTGGATTGTTGAATAGATATAATCCGCTGGTGGTATTTTTGTATTCAAGAAGTATCTCAATTAGTATGGGTGGTATGGGTATTTTCCTGTAACTGTTTTTCGTCTTTAAATTACGGATCATATATGTACTTTCACCGCTATAAGCGAATTGTTTATTCACATCAATAATAGCGTTATCTAAATCTATATCATCCCATGTAAGACCTAGGATTTCACCATATCGCATACCAGTATAAGCAGCAACGGAACACACGATATAGTATTTGTAGTTATGGCCTTTTAACGATGTTAATAGGTGTGTTACATCATCTTCACTTATAGCATTGATTTTAGCCTTTTGTGGCTTGTGTAGTCGCTTAATGTTTTTGCACGGACTACTATTAATAATCCTATATGGTGATACGGCATAAGCAAATACCTTTGTTATAATCGTTATGCACATATTTTTAGTGGCTATTGATTGTTGCAAATCATTAATCACTTTCCGAATTTGTATTTCAGAAATATCTTTTACTTTCATATTGAATAGCGTGTTGAATTTCTGAAATGCATTGTCATATGCTTTGAACGTGGAATATACATTTACTTTGTTTTCATCTGTATATATCTTGTAAAACTCAATAAGCGTTATATCTTTTAGACTATCATCAAGTGGACTGGTGATAGTCTTTTTTAGGTTATCGACTATTTGTTGGCCGTAAAGTTTGGCTTCTCTTTGGGTGGCGAAACCCTGTTTAGATTTCTGTTTCCATTTGTAGCCGTCTTTATACGACACAATTACTTGATATCCTCTATCTTTTTTTCTGACAGTGAAATTGTATTGCATAATTCACCTCACAATATATGTGTGTAGAAGTTTATTCCCTCAAACTCTATTTCCCTTGCGTGTGCCATGCGTTCGATTAAATCAATGTGTGCCTGACTGTACATATCATCATTTAATATATGACCTATCTCATGTAGTATACCTTTACGTTGTACATCAATAGGTTTATCACTATTAACTAATATTGTATATGTTCCGTCATCATTTAGTTTTAATACCGCAGTTTGTGTTTTCCGTAGCTTTATATATATCAAATTGATGTTCATACTATCATCCCCTTATAGGGTTATTGTACAAAGTAGTATGTGTATAAAATTTCTCATACGTTAGTTAATTAATGATCTTAAATTGATATTAGAAATACTACTTTCGATATCCATTAATTTAAAATTAATGCTATCTAAATATTGATTGATAGATGCTATGTTGCTTGTATTCGTTGCTACATTATCTTTTAATGCATCAATATCAGATAAGTCATGATTTGATAATTCCTGTTCGATTGTTTTAATCCTATTATCTAAATTATTGATTGTGCTATCAGCATCTAAATTAGCAACAGTATGTGATAGTCTATCTATCTTCATTGTTAGATTGTAGGTATAAGCTGCTTGACCTATAACAACTAAAATTAGAATGATTAATAGTGCATATCCTTTTTTATTCATAGTAAATTCCTTTTTATAATTGGTTTTATCGTGGGTAATTAAAATACATATGATAAGATTTATAGAATATATACATTGCTACTTGATATGAGGGAGAAAAAAGTATCGCTTTACCTGCAATGGAATTATCAAATTGATGTGATAATGGTTTGGAACTAAGCATATTACCATTAAAGTCATAAAAAACAAATGTATTAGCTTTCCATCTTACTCCAGTATCATTTGATACCTCTTTAACTATCTCATCTACATCTTTATATTTATGGGACAGTTTTTCTATACTTCTTTCGTAATTGTAAAAAGAGGTTTGATTTGTTTCTACAATAATATTTCGGTCATACCACACTGAATATATAGTAGTGTTAATAGCGTAATAAGGCGGATTATATCTTGTTACAGAAATTGTTGAATTATCTACGTATGCTTCACGTGTTTCGTCCGAGTATACTAATTTGAATTGACTTGGATTATTACGGATTTCGTTTATAGAAATTGCATTGATATGTAACGGAATAAGTATCATGCAAATTAAAATTATCAACCTATTCATAGTTATTTGCCCTCTCTCTTTTTTAACATTTCAATTGTATTAAGAACAAAATCTATATCATCTTTTGACATGTCTTTACTAGCATCGAATAGTATGCGTAAATCTGGATTATCTTTAATCGCTTGTGCATATTCTGATACAGATGGATCATTGTAGTACTGTTCGTCAGTATCAGATTTATCCTCTATTAAATCTGATTTTTCTACCCCGAAATAGTTAGCTAACTGTTCTATTTTATTCATTCTAGGCATTTTAGTGCCGTTAACCCATGTTGAAATAGTTGATTTGTTTAATCTTAAATCGGCTACTAAATCGGCTTGTGTCTTTTTGTTTCTTGCTAATAAATTACTTAAATTTTTGGCAAACACCTTTTTGTAATCAGAATTCATGATAAACTCCTATTCTTCTCACCTGTATATTTCTATATTAATACTTAAAGTAGTAAACTTCAATACTATTTTTTAAAAAAGTTTACTTTTAGTATTGACATTCTACTTTAAGTAAACTATACTAATAGCATAAGAAAGGGGTGATAAATTGAAGCGATTGAAAATTTCATTGAAAGCAGCAAGAGTTAATGCAAATTTATCTCAAGAAAATGTGGCAAAGAAAATGAAGAAATCTAAAGTTACAATCAATAATTGGGAGAATGGTAAAACAGAAATCGACTACGGAAATTTAACTGAATTATGTAGATTGTATTCAGTAACTATGGATGATATTATTTTGCCTTATTAATCTACTTTAAGTAGAAAAAGAAATGGTGAATAAAAATGCTAGTACAAAATCAAAAAGATTTAAGGGTAGCAAATCGAATGTACGGACGAAAACTACCTACATTCGGATATGCTGGCCGAAATGATGAGTACGCACAATACTGGCGAAAACTCATCAAGGCTAAATGGCCTAAACGTAACAAATCAAGATGGAATAAGAAAGTCATTCTATCTTGGGTAAAGTTAGCTAGAACTGCTGATTTACACGCAAGGAACGAAAAATGGAGAGCCTAGTTTATACAGTATCAGAAGTGGCAAAACTTCTGAAATGTACAGAAACAAGCGTATACAACATGAGGGATAAAGGCACACTTCATCAATTAAAAGGAGTGGCTGGAGTTAGGTTCAGCAAAAAGGAAGTTGAAAGCCTTGTAGGACTTGATGATGAGTATACACCGATAGCATATCGAAAGTTGAAATGTGAGGTTGAGCAGTTAAAAACAGAAAATCAAAACTTAAAAAATAGCATTAAAAAAATCACTGGCGATTTGCTAGTGATGGTTGGAAAGGATTTGTAATGAAATTCATATTTTTAGTAAGAGTTATATCCGTAATTCTTATGGCTGGTTCGATAGGTTCTGTTGAACTGGAAAGGATAGATGGATACACAGGTTTTTTGCAAGTCGTACTAGGAATAACATTGATGATTTTATCCAATTTCTGGGTAAGAGAAATAAAAAAAGCACGCTAGGCCGTAGGAAAGCAAGCGTGCTAGTAGAGTGATTTTGCTATTACTCTACTTGTATTTTAACACAGAATATAAGGAGAAACAAAATATATGGAAACAGTTGATGTAATCGTACAGCCAGCTATCGAGCCACAAGTGATTGATAGCAATTTAACTTTAACTTGGAATAACGCAGAACTTGCGAAGTACCTTGAAGAGAAACTGGAAAAATACAACGGCTTAGTGGTTACGGAAGATAACCTAAAAGAAATGAAATCTGTATTAAAAGAGATCGTTTCTATTCGCACTAAGCTAACACGTTTTGGTACTGATAAAAAACGTGAGTTAAAAATTCCATACAATACATTTACCGCAGAATTAGAACAAGTGCTTGCAGTTGTAAGTAGAGTTGAAAACCCTATCGCAAATCAAATCAATGAATTTGAACAACAAGAAATGTTGAAACGTAGGGACACAGTCATCGCCATGATGAATGACAAGGTGCAAGCATTGGGGATTAGAGACGAATACAAAATAAGAATTGTACCTAATCACAAATGGTGGGAAAACAAAACCGCTAAAATGTCAGATGTTGCACTAGCTATTGATGAAATGGTTAAAGGTGTTTTAGAACAACAACAAAACGATGATGATCTAAAGCGTATGCAGGCGGAAAAAGTAGAAATGATTAAGATGAAAATTGATTTATTTAATCAAAACTACGCACTAGATACACCTATCCAATACGAAGAAATTAAACATCGTGTTGATAATGTTCCGTTTGGTGAACTTGATAGTGTTATTGCTGCTGAGTTTGAAAAACGCTTAGAGATTGAACTTAAAGCGAAAGCACCACAAGAACCAGTAGAAAGAGTTGTGGAACAAGATGCAGTATTAGAAGTTACACCAGTTGTAGAGGAAACAGCAACAGTAACATACGTTGTAAAGAATATCAATTCAAGACAACGTAAAGCAATTACCGATACATTAATCAGATTAGGTGTTGAATGGAGCGAAATTTAATGAATAGAAGTGAAACCATAACAGAAATAGCAAAAGCATTAGCGAAATTCCAATCAGAAGTATCTGACCCAAATAGAACAAAAGAAAATGCATTTCTAAAATCAAAATATGTAACGCTAGATAGTTTGCTACAGGCTGTTAGACCTGTATTAGCAAGTAATGGATTGTCTTTTTTACAAGTACCTTTTACAGGTGCTGATGTAGTATCTGTAACTACCATGTTATTACATGAAAGCGGTGAATGGCTGGAAAGCGACCCTTTAACGCTACCATTGATGAAAAAAGACCCTCAAGGTGTTGGTAGTGTTGTAACGTATGCACGAAGATATTCCTTATCCTCTATTTTAGGTGTGGCTTGGGATGAAGATGATGATGCACAAAGCAATAACGAAACTGAATTAACCAAGGGTGTTAAACACGAAATTTCTGAATTAGCAAAAATCAAAGGTGTAACAAAAGAAAATGCTATTTCTTATATGAAAACAACATTTAATAAATCGTCAACTGAATTTTTAGATTTGCAAGAGTTACAACAATTTAAAGCGTGGCTAACAACTCTATGAAATGGACAACAAATAACATCGAACTGTTAAGAAGCCCACTTGGTGTAATGGTAGTAATACCTGCACCACATGACAATGACCTAGCAAAACTAGATAAAGAAAAAGAATACGTGATTGAAATCAAAAAGAAGTCAAAATCACGCAGCATGAACGCTAATGCTTATTGCTGGGTTCTATGTCAAAAGATAGCCAAAGAGTTAAGCAAAAATGGATATATATCAAAAGAGGATGTGTACCGAAAAGCAATCAAAGATTGTAGCCATTTTAGTTATGTACCAGTACGTGAAGATGCCATAGAGAGATACATACAAATATGGCAAGGACACGGATTAGGCTGGATAGCAGAAGATGCTGGCGAATGTAAAAACCTAAAAGGTTATCACAACATAATGTGTTACCATGGCTCATCGGTGTATACAACTGCAGAAATGGCAAGGCTTATAGATTGTTTAACAGATGAGTGTAACCAGCTAGGTATTCAACTAGAACCTAGCGAATACATTCAATCGCTTATAGAGGGGTGGGATAGTGAACAACAGAAAAAAACGTGATAACAAACTATACGCAACAACACGAAAGCAAGCCTATGAACGTGATAACGGCTTATGCGTGATATGCGGAAGCATGGCCAGTCGGTGCCATCACATAATATTTAGATCGCAAGGCGGATTAAGTGATTTGAGAAATCTAGCTTGTCTATGTACCGATTGCCATTATCAAGCGCATGGTGTGTTCGCAAAAGAAATTAGACGAAACCTATTAAAAGAAGTCGAAGAAAGGACAGATAAATATGAACGAGTTAATAATGATTAGAGCATACGTAGAAAATCGCATTGAATATTACAAAAAAGACCAAAATAGTAATACGTTTAATAATCGGATAATCTCAGAACTAGACGCAGTTTATGCAATGGTTAATAGCGTATTAGATGCAGAAGAAAATGAAGCCGATGAAATTGCTAGTGTGTTAGCACGAATTGCATTACTAGGTAAGCCATTAAGTGAAGATGAGTTTATCGAAACGCTAAACAAGGACTAGCCTATGAGCGATAACAAAAAGTATTACTATCTACGGCTGAAAGATAATTTCTTTGACAGTGATGAGTTGAAGATACTAGAAAGCATGAAAGATGGCTATTTGTACAGTAATATTCTTTTAAAACTTTATCTACGAAGTCTAAAGAATGACGGAAAGCTGGTAGTGAATGAACGCATTCCGTACAACTCAGAAATGCTGGCAAGTGTAACAGGTCATCAAGTAGGCACAGTCAAACAAGCATTGTCTATGTTTAAAGAACTTGGACTTATAGAGGTATTAGAAAATGGCGCTATCTATATGTTGGATATTCAGAACTTCATAGGTAAAGGCAGTACAGAAGCTGATAGGCAAAGGCTTTATGACCGAAGAATATCTGAGGAACGCAAACAAAACAAACTAACTCAATCAAGAAATCTTGAAGAAATCTGTAAGAAATCTACACCAGAGATAGAGATAGAGTTAGAGAAAGATATAGAGATAGAGAAAGAGATACATAGTAGTGCAAAAGGCACTACAACAAAACGCAAGCGTTTTGAAAAACCCTCTATCTCTGACATTAAACAATACTGTATGGAACGTAACAATAACATCGATGCTAACCAATTCTATGACTATTACGAAAGCAATGGTTGGAAAGTTGGTAAAAACTCAATGAAAGATTGGAAAGCAGCAGTCAGAACATGGGAACGTAGCGAATACAGAAAACCTAATTCTAAAAAGAATAGCAAGGAAGATGCAATCAACGTAGTTAATAACTTGATGAATAAGTTAGGGGGTGTAGAAACTGAACAACCAACAACAGACTTTGAAAGCACTATCGATGTTACAGATAGCGTGGTCTACTGATATGTCAGAACAACGTATGCTGCTATATGTCAATATGCTTAGTGATGTTAACCCTGTTACTTTAGAACAGGCCATAGCTAACTTGATTAATAAATGTAAATTTCTACCTACGATTGCAGAAATCAGAGAAGAGTGTTCCGCATTAAGTGCTTTTGTAAATGCACATGAGGAACTACCTACCGCACAAGATGCATGGGAACAAGTAATTAAATGTGCTAGCACTTATGGATATGACAACGGAAAAGAGCATTTAGAGGGAATAACCTTAACGGCTGCAAGGGCGATATGGTCATCCTTTGACCCTAGAATGGGTCATGAATATAACGAGGCAAGTTGCAGATCACAATTCATCCGTTGCTACGAGCAACTTGTTGACCGTGAGCAACACCGCCAACGTATGGCAAATTCAATAAAGGATAATCACATACTATTGAAAGCGCGAGAAAAGGCGGAACATGATAAAGCCTGGATAAGTGCTGGTCAGAAGCAAATAGAAATGACTGCTACAGGTAACTTGGTAGAAGTAGCCAAAGAAACAAAGCCTGTTAATTTAAACGAAATGCTAGACAATGCTGATATTTCAGATAAAGGTAAAGCGTTGTTAAGAAGTGCTATAGGTGGATAGATGAAACAAAAACCAAAGGAATTTGAAGTGAGTTGTAATGTATCGTTCGATATAAGTTTTGCGGTAATGGCAACTAGCGAAAAACAAGCTATGGTTAAGATTGAGAATTTGCTTGAGATTATGAGGGACGAGGCAACAGTCGATTGCCACATTCACCCTAGCTACGATGTGTACGTTGATGAAGTCGAAGCAAGACTAAACCATTTTAGTTATTGAAATTGATTTAAAGGCCCTGTAAGGCGAGTTAATATTTTGGACGATAAATCATAAGTGATAAATAGTAAACGCACCATAACGAGGCGATATGGTGCGTAGAATTAGAAAATAGGAGTTAAATATATGAACCAAGTACAACTATTAGGGAATTTAGCACGTGATGCTGAATTGAGATTTACACAAAGTGGAAAAGCGGTGGCAACTTTCACAGTAGCTGCAACTAATACATATGTTGACAGTACAACCAACGAAACAAAAGAACAAACTGCTTTTATTAATTGCGTAGCATGGGGAAAGCTAGGTGAAAGCATTGGTAATTTGCGTAAAGGTAATCGTTGTTTTGTAGAGGGGCGGTTACAGACACGCAGTTACGAAACACAAGATGGACAAAAACGATATGTAACAGAAGTAGTTGCTAACTTTGTAGGTACATCACTAACGAATGATGAAACTGCATCAAGTAACTTTGATAGCTTTGAAAACACAAACCCAAATGAAAATATTCCGTTTTAGGTGGCGATTTTTTACTTAAATAAAATTATTGCAATAAAAGAGTATATCAAGAAAGGAATTTCAAAATGACAGTACGTGAATTGATTGAGTATTTAGAAAAATGTGACAAAGATCAAGAGTGTTATATCGGTGCAAACGAAACGCTTTATGAGATTGACTATGTTGATAATTTGTATGATGGATTTGGAATAAATATTGTTTCTGGATGGGAAAAGCAAGAAGAAGAGGAATAACAATGCTAGTCAAAAACGAGAATGAATGGTGCTGGGTAATCGATGGATGTGTAGGGTATCCAGAAAAAAGCATAGAAGATTGTGTGAATGATTTTGCTAAAACGTATCCAGAAGAAGAAGTACCAAAGATTAGAGTTGGAAATCCTTATTATTATGTTCCTACTGTTGATGCTGAACGAGTTATTGAAGAGATTGTATGTGGTGATCTTGACGATGAAATAGCGGAATATTCGGAAGATTATTTGTTTGATGTAAAGAAAGAACATATGCAGGAATTGGAAAACGAATTAACAAAGGTATTTCGTGAATGGGAAATACGACATGAATATGATAATAGAGAATTTATAATCTGTGAAACCATTAATCCTTTTGAAAATAGGAAGTAATAAATGAAAGCACCATGTAAAGGATGTGAATTTCGAGAAATAGCATGTCATGTAACATGCCCTATGTATCGAATGTATAAGAAACATAAAGAAAAAGAAATGAAGTGTAATGTGATGCGTAACGATACCGATACATACATAGTTAATAATGCTAGGAAAATTAGACATAAAATGCGTAAAGCTAAATATGGATGTAGCGTAAATGACTAGAGACAAGGAGATAAATATGTACGAATTACAAGAAAAAGCAATCAATGCAGCAAGAACGGTATTATTTAATGAATTTGGTTATAACGCTAATGAATTAGCACTTATGGATATGTACGTAGTTTGGTTTTCTAAAACCTTACAAAATTGGAAAGCGTTGGTAAGTGGTGTACATATCAAAGAGTATATCGAGGTTACATATAACGGAGATAGGAAAGAAACGTATGTTGATGTGTATCAAAAAGCGTGTAATCAATGCTTAAAAGATGGCGGTGATGAAGATTGCCAATAAATAGCAAGCAAAAAGGCGCAAGAGGTGAACGTGAATTTGCTAGTCTATGTAAGGAACATGGATTTGATGTAAGACGAACGCAACAGTATTGTGGAAATACAGGTGATGCCAGCGATTGTGTTGGACTACCTAATATCCACATTGAGGTAAAGCGTGTGCAAGCATTAAATATCGATAAAGCAATGGCACAAGCAATTCACGATAGCGAACATAAAAACGTGATGCCAATCGTGGCACATCGTAAGAATAATGCTAAATGGTTAATCACCATGAGGGCTGATGATTGGTTCAAGATGTATAAAGAAAGTGATTGTAGCAATGATACCGACTAATTGTCAAAACTGGTTAGCACTCGGTGCTTGCGTTTACTCGGAAATGAGTGTTAGCCAAGCACTACGGATACTTGGGCTGGTGAACTACACAAAAGGAGTTAAACAAAATCATCGTAAGCCGATTGATGTAGATAAAGCCATAGAGTTAAGAGAACAAGGAATGACATATCAGAAAATAGGAGAAATTATGAACGTATCCTTTACAACGATTAGAGAAAGACTAATAGAAATCGGATACAACGAGGTGAAAAAGTGAAAGTAAAGTTAATGAATGAGTACGCAAAATTGCCTACTCGTGGTGATGTAAATTCTGATTTACCGCAATTATCAGCAGGACTAGACCTATATTGCCCTTTTAATGTGAGGATACCTGCTAATAGCAAGAAAAAAATTCCATTAGGTGTAGCGGTTGAAATTCCGCATAATCACATGGGGTTATTAGCGCCTAGAAGCAGCATGAGCAATACACCATTGAGATGTGCTAATAGTGTAGGAATAATCGATGAAGATTATAGAGGTGAGTTAAGCATCGTGTATGAGAATGTATCCTGTAAGGATTATGAGGTAGCACGAGGCGATCGCATCGCACAATTAATCATCGTACCAATCGCAGTTGTTGATGTAGAAGAGGTACAAACACTCAGCGAAACAGAACGTGGCAATGGTGGATATGGTAGTACTGGCAAATAAAAAGACAGTAGATAGACAGAAAAGACAGTAAATAGACAGAAAGTAGACAGTAAAAGGAGAAAACAAATATGAATAAATTAGTATTAGCAACAATGATTATGGGGATAATTGGCGGTAATGTATTAGCAAGCGGTGTTGTAACAGGCCCTGTAGAGCCTAACACACAAGCACCAGTAGTAAGCGGTTACAATTCTGTAGCAGTAGGGGCGAATACAGTAGTTACAGGCACAAATACAATTGCAATTGGCCGTGATAACAAAGCAACAGGAAATGACAGTGTTGTAATCGGTGGTGGCAACGGAACAATTGAAGCAGACCAAGCAAGCGTAATTGGGTATAACAACTATGTAGGAAATAACAAAGAACAAACTGTATTAGGTGCTAACAATACAGTAGATAATCAAGGCGCAGTAGTAGTAGGCACACATAGTGTAGTGCGTGGTATTGATGCGGTGGTTATTGGTAATAATGCATCAGCACCTATTCAAAATTCCGTAGCGATTGGCACAAACAGTCAGACGGATAACCCTGTAGGTGTTCGACAAGTTGTATTAAATGGGGTAACTCACGTGTTCGCAGGTGAAAGTCCTAATAGCGTAGTATCCTTTGGCAGTAAGAAAAGCGATACATATAGTGGAATTAGCAATTACAATAGACAACTGCACAATGTAAGTGCTGGCCGTGTTGACCCTAGCAGTTTAGATGCGGTAAATGGCAGTCAACTGTTCGCAGCGTATGACGAAATTGAAACAAACGGAACACACATTGCCAAACTTCAAAAAGATGTGAACTGTTTAGACAAACGAGTTACACGAAATACTACGAATATCTCTAATTTGACCTCTAAGGTGGATAATGGATTTACAACGATTAATAACACTCTAAATGCTACAAACGAGCGTGTTGGGCAAAATAGCCAAGCCATTTTGAACAATACGGATAGAATTAATAACCATGAAACACGTATTACGGATTTAGAACGTAATACAGTAGGTCAAATCTCAAATGTGATGCATGAAGTGGCAAAAGCTGGTGCATCTAATGCAGCATTAAGTGCATTGCACTATTTAGGCTACAATTCTGATGACAAATTAACATTTGCTGTTGGTTACGGCCATTATAAAAATGCAAATGATGTAGCACTTGGTGCATTTTATGCACCTACTGAACACGTAATGTTTAGTTTAGGTGCTACCTTAGCCAACAAGATGATTAATGCAGGTGTATCTTTTAGACTTGGTAAAGGTTCTGAATATGAGTTAAACCATAAAGGTAAAATCAAACAACTTGAAGAGTTGGTTACTAAATTAGTAGCGGAAGTTGAAGAATTGAAAGCTGGTAAATAATATGTGTACACCGATGGGAATATATACAGGTGATGTAGAAAACCTACAAACGAAAACAAATGATCTAAAATCAATGGCTAACATGAAAGTTGAGCGGAATAAAAAAGCAACTAAATTTGCACAAGAACTATTCTTTAATGCTGTTATGGGTGTATCTTTGGTAGTTTTGATATTTGGATTTGCAGTTTTGATTAAAGTATTGATTGGATAAGATATGGGCGGTGAAATATCCGCCTTATCATAAGGTGTTAATATGAATATTTTTAGAAATTTTACGGAAAAACCAACAGCCGAAATAATGGATGGTATATGTTGCGCTTTAACCATAATACATGGTGATGATGTGTATAAACCGATAATTAGAAGAGAATACAATTGTCTAGTTGCTGAATATCATATGAATGGTGTTGTTGTTGGTATCATGATGAGTATTCTGGAACTAAAAGAAAGAAAAATATCATTAGAGGAGTATGCGAGAACCATACGAAAAAGAGCGCTTATTGAATATGTTGATCGCGTTGAAAGTGAGCGTAAAAAAGAATGGAATGATGCGTTAAATCGATGGAAAGAAACACAATGGGATAACAAATGTTAGGTTATAGCGGATATACAGAACATTCTGATTATTACATAGCACCGCATGATACGTGGGAAAGTGCATTTGAGTTTTTAAAACAATTGGCTTGTGAAAGTGGCGATAATGAATTTTGTATCGGTGAGGTGCATCAAACAAGCGTGTTAGAGTTTGGAAATATAAAATGGTACAAATGGAATGAAGATAAAGGAGAGTGGGTAGAGTATGATTAAGCGTTACAAGAAAAAACCAGCTGTTATTGAAGCGATACAGTATACGAAAAAAAGTGTGGAAGAGTGTGTAAGATTTTGCGGGAAAGACTTTATATGCTTTATTGAAAACAAACTTCTCATTAACACATTAGAGGGGCAATATAGAGCGTCGTTAGGTGATTACATCATCAAAGGTGTTAAAGGCGAGGTTTATCCGTGTAAGCCTGATATATTTGAAATGACATATGAAGAGGTATAACTATGAACGATAAACAATTTACAGATGAATTATTCAGTAGAATGTATGACCTAGGATACAGAAGAGCAGAAATAGAAAACGGAACAGTATTCTTTTACAAAAATCGTGAATGTATTTCGCAATGGTCAAATAGAGTTGATATAAGAAGTACGTGTTTTACAGAAGAAAATCAACAAATTGATATTGGTGAATATATAGGTATTATTGATTGGAGTAAAGTGCTGGTTGATACACCTATATTGGTTAAAGATGATTGTGATGACAAATGGGAAAAAGCATATTTTGCAAAGTATGAAGATGAAATGATATATGCATGGAATAACGGAAGAACCTCGTTTTCAGCAAGAAATAAAGATGATACGTTTATATGGGATCGCGCAAAACTAGCAAAGGTATAAATACATGTTGGTACTGGAATTATGCTAGGTGGTGAGTAATATTTGAATGAACCGACAAAAAGTGAAAAGAGATTAATCAGTAGTGCTAGAAAATACCTTGAGCCTGTAAAGACAGTTGATGAGCAAATAAAGTCGATTGCAAAAGAAATAGAGCAACTACGATGCAACATTACATCAATTAGTGCTATTGATTACTCAAAAGATAGAGTAAGCGGTGGCGGTGTTCCGTGTGGGTTAGAAAATAGCGTAGCAAGGTTTATTGACACAGAAAAAGAACAACGCAGACGAATTGATGAATTGAGCGAGTACAAGTGCGATGTAATCAACACGATCAATAATCTAAGCGAAGAAATAGGCGGTACAATGTTACGTTATGAATACCTGCTTGGAATGTCAGCTAAACAAGCACATTCGGTTTTTGAGAACCAATTCAACGAAAGACAAGCTATGAGATATAAAGAAAAAGCATTAATTGAAATAGGTAAGTTGAAATGTCAGTAAATGTCATGAAATGTCAGTAAATGTCAGTATATATGTATAAAAACATATAGTAGAATATAAGGTGTAAGAGTTGCCAATGAGCAATTCTAAAAACTAAATAGCAATTGAGGTGCGGTTTTATATTTTATATTTGAAAATCAACGAGTATTGTTTCTAAGTCATTACAATCTATATTATTTTCTAACTGCACCGCACCTCTTATTGCATTTTGTAAACTAATACCGCACATATAATACTTTCCAATTATGCAATAACAACCAACTATACGTTTCATGAGATAAAACCTTAAGCGAAAAAATGTTACATACTACAAACAACTGGCGGTATTAGTTTAGAGAGTGCAATTGCATACTGAAAACTAAAGCTATATATGTTCCATTAAGAACCGAGTATTGTGCGAGAGTTAGACAGAGTGAGCTAACCATGATTACAATTCATATGCTCGTGTTGGTGAGAGCCAACTATATAACTTTGGTTTTGAGTATGCAATGATTGCTGAAAAGTGAATATCGTATTTTGTTTTGGTTACGTACTAGAACATGTGCATGTGTTTTGACTGAATGTTAGAACGTGTGTAAGCGTTGACTGTACGATATTCAGTTTTGAATAATTGTTACAATACAAATGAATAAAACTATCACATAATGAGGTATATCCACGGCGATATATCTCATTTTTTGCATAAAGTTATCAAAAAGGGAGAAATGATGACTGATATATTGTGTTGTAAAAGCAAATGCTTAAACAACAAGAAAGGAAAATGCACGGCTAATGTCATTGAGTATGACGGATTATGCCAAACATATATCACACAGGGGAACGCAAGCAAAAGTGCGTGCGGTTTGTGTGTACGATCTAATGGGAAATTAAAGCGGAAAGGTGGTGAAGTATTAAAATGATTAATGCAATTAAACAATTCATTAAAGATAGAGTGTTATTCAAAAAAGCTGCACAAGATTTGGATAACAAAGACTTACAAGCAAAAGCGAAATATGCGTTTGAGCATCGTGAAGATAACTTGTTTAGCCTTATTGATTGCCTAGCTATTGCGTGCGGTGTGTTGATTGTAGTCGGTATTGTGTGGTGCTTAATGTGAATTATCAACCAACGATAAAGAAACTACTAAAAGCATTACAAATGAATGGCAGGCGATATGTAGTCGATGTACGGCAATCATGGAGTAAATACGATAAGCCGTGTAAGGTATATATCGTCAATCGAATGTACACAGAGGAAGAATACATACTAACATTTCCTCACAAGTACAAAAAGGGGAAAACGTTCAAGCAAGGACAACTATATAAGAAAGAAAGTGAGTATAGCAGTACTAAGCAACATGAAGTACTGCTATTTTTAGTTAGAGCGTATAAAGGTGGTGATTGATATATGGCAGATGCTAACACCTTAACAGAGAAAGAACGGATATTTGCGGATGAGTATATCAAGACTACCAACGCAACACAGAGTGCTATTAAGGCTGGATATTCGGAAAAGAGTGCATCAAGCAAGGGAAGTCAACTGTTAAGAAAAGTAAAGGTGCGTAAATACATAGATGATGTAATGGAAAAGCGTAGTAAAAACACAATCGCAACTGCTGATGAAGTGCTGGAGTACCTAACTAAGGTTATGAATGGCGAAGAAAAAGATGCGTTCGGCTTGGATACATCAATTGCGGACAGAACGAAAGCAGCCGAGTTGTTGGGTAAACGGCATATGCTATTTACTGAAAAGGTAAAACTTGATGCGGAAATAGAGATTGATATATCTGACCGCATGAAGCAAGCAAGGGTGAAATCTGATGAAGTACAACAAGGCACAACTGATTGATGCGTTGGGTTCATTTACGCATGATCCATTAGGGTTTGTATATTTCTCGTTCCCTTGGGGAGAAAAAGGAACACCTTTAGAAAACTTTGATGGCCCTGACGAATGGCAAGTAAAGACTTTCAAGAAAATAGGTGAGGAACTACGCAAGGGAAAGTCATTAGCTAAGGCAATACAAATAGCCGTTGCATCTGGTCATGGTATTGGGAAGTCCGCTTTCTCTTCATTGTTGATTTTGTTTGCTATTGCTACACATGAGAATACACGAGGTGTAGTTACTGCTAATACTGATACACAGTTAAAGTCTAAGACTTGGGCGGAACTTAACAAATGGTACAACCTGTTTATAGGTAAAGAGTTATTCACCTATACCGCTACTGCTTTGTTTAGTGCTGATAAACAGTACGAAAAGACATGGCGGATAGATGCTATTCCGTGGAGTGAAAGTAACCCAGAGGCATTCGCAGGCTTACACAATCAAGGTAACCGTATACTAATCATCTTTGATGAAGCATCCGCAATATCCGATAAGATATGGGAAGTAACAGAGGGTGCTTTAACAGATAAGGAAACCGAGATTATCTGGTGTGTGTTTGGAAACCCTACACGTAATAGTGGTAGGTTTAGAGAGTGTTTTAGAAAACATCGTAACTATTGGACTACATATCAGATTGATAGCCGTACTGTTAAGATTTCAAACAAAGCCAAATTGCAAGAATGGGTTGATATTCATGGTGAGGATAGCGACTTTGTAAAGGTGCGTGTAAGAGGGATATTCCCTAGTGCATCTGATACACAATTTATATCCGCATCAATCGTGGATGAAGCACAAAAGCGAATGTACAGAGTTGGTGAGTTTAATAACCTACCTGTAATTATCGGTGTAGACCCTGCATGGACTGGTGGTGATACATTAGAAATCGTAATGCGTAATGGCTATTCCATGAAGTGCTTGGCAACAATTGAGAAGAATGACGATGATATGCGAATGGCTAGTTTAATAGCACAATTTGAAGATGAATACAAAGCTGATGCGGTATTCATCGACCAAGGATACGGAACTGGCATTTATAGTATCGGTAAATCAATGGGGCGTAAATGGCGGTTAGTTGCCTTTGGTGGTAAAGCACCTAATGATATGTACTTGAATATGCGTGCGTATATGTGGGGCGAAATGAAAGAATGGCTAAAAGAGGGCGGTGCAATTCCTAATGAGCAAGGATTGTATGATGACCTCGTAGGGCCAGAAGCAATCATTGATAAGAACGGCCGAATACAACTTGAAAGCAAAAAAGACATGAAAGAACGAGGGTTACCATCTCCGAATAAAGGCGATGCATTAGCCTTGACCTTTGCATTTAGGGTCACTAAAAAAGTAAATGGCAATCACAGAAGAGTAGCGAATACAGAGTACAAACCATTTGGGTAAAGGGGGAATGTGAATGTGTATGAAAGCTAAAACACCAAGTGTTACTACACCAGCACCTGCACCAGTCGCACAGACTGATGACATGACGCAAAAGAAAGATGAACAATGGTTCACTGATAAAAAGCGTAAGAAAACTGGTTATGATAGTACCATCTTGGCTAGTGCATTAAGCCAAGCAACAGGCAAAACAACATTAGGCGGTTGATATGAGTACTATCTTATCAAGCCTAGCAAGGCAACCGACAGAAAAGCCTGTAACTAAACCAAAAGACTACAAGAAAATAAAAGCTAAATTCAATCAGATGTTCACCAATCGTCAAAAGTACGTTGAGAAATGGAAGATGATTAGAGATTATCAATTACCATTTCTCGGTGTATTCGATGGCGAACAAGACCAATCGAAACTATATACTGACAAAATACTAACTGGTATTGCATGGGAAAGTTGCCAGATATTTGCCAGTGGTGTAATGAGTGGAATGACACCGCCTAGCCGTAAATGGTTTAAGCTAACCATGGAAAATACCGACATGGCAGCAAATAGCGATGTAGCGAAAGTATTAGATGAACGTGAAGAAATATTGTATGCAGTATTTGCAAAATCCAATTTCTACAATGTGGTTCACCAAGTCTATATGGAACTACCATTCGGACAAGCACCGATGTCTATCATGCCAGATGGTAAAGTTGGTGTACGTTTTACATCGTATCCAATCGGAACTTACGCATTAGAATGTAATGCTAATGGTGAGGTTAACACGTTTGGGCGAAAGTACAACATGACTTGCGACCAACTCGTGGAAGAGTTTGGATATGATAACTGTACCGAAAAGATTAAAAATGCATACGATGACGGCAAGGGTAATGCATCTACCTATACTGTATGTTGGCTAGTGTGCGAAAACAAAGACCGCAACGGAAAACTAGGTAACAAGAACATGCCTTACTCCTCTATTTACTGGGTTGAGGGGAGTAGAGATGATGAAATCTTGCGACATAGTGGCTATGAAGAGTGGCCTATTCCGATTGCACGGCACACAACACATGATCTAAATGGCTATGGTAAAGGTAGTGCATGGTTTGCACAATCTGATGCGATGATGCTGCAGAAGTTGGAACTAGATAGACTAACCGCTATTGAGTTAGGAGTGAAACCACCAATGGCCGTAACATCCGATGTGATTGGTAGTGTATCGCTATTTCCGGGTGGTATAACAGAAGTTGATACAGGCGGTAAGGTTGAGCCTATCTTTAATGTAGGTATCAACCTTGATTGGATAATGCAACAAATCATCGAAGTTAAAGACAGTATCAAGCGTGCATATAGTGCTGACTTATTCCTAATGCTTGATAACATGGACAATGGACAAATGACGGCAAGGGAAGTCATGGAACGCACGCAAGAGAAGTTACAACAATTAGGGCCTGTAGTGGAACGGCTACTATCTGAATTTCTTAATCCGATTATCGAACGTACCTATGCGATATTAGATCGTGCAGGTGTGTTTCCACCAATCGATGAAGCATTAGCGGAAGAGTTAAACGGCCAAGATGTGAAAATAGAGTACATTTCACCATTGGCACAGGCACAGAAAGTATCTTCATTAACTTCAATCGAACAGTATTTTGCATTCCTTATGTCATTAGCACAGGGCAATCCTAATATTCTACAAAAATTCAATTTTGAAGAAGCAGCGGATTATTATGGTGTAAACCTCGGTGTTCCTGCAAAAGTAATTGTATCGAATGATGAATATCAAGCTAAGATGGAAGAACAGCAACAGGCACAACAAGAACAAGAGGAACAAGCACAAATGATGCAAGCAGCACAATTAGCACCTCAAATGGCTAGTGCAGCTAAACAAGCAACCGATGCAGCAAATGATGGAAACCCTGTAATGCAGCAGTTAATGGGAATGGAATATTAGATGAAACAAAAAAGAGATTATATGCGTGAGCGTGATATTGAAGCGTTGAACCACGTACTGAGTACTGAACTCGGTAGGTGGTTTTTTTATCGCATATTAGATAGGGCAAAACTGAATAGCCAATCATTCACAGGCAACAGTACAACATTCTTTAACGAGGGAATGAGGGCTGTTGCTATTTCTTTACAAAATGATTTAGGAAAGATTGGCGATGGTATAGAGGGTGTTAAGAAATACCATCTAGCGCAATTGGAAAATATTCAGATGCAGAAATATTTTAAAACGCTTGAAGAAAACGAATTAAAGAAAGGTGAGTAACCATGGATGAAAATTTAGAACAAAGCACAAACAATAACACGGATAGTGCAAATGGTGGTACACCACAAGACACGAACACACAAGACCAACCAAATACGATTTTAGGCGGTGGCGGTGATACTAACACCGACCAACCTGCAGAACCTACTGTATATGATTTCTCAACTGCATTTGAGGGTGGCGAAGTCGACCAAACCATCGCAGATGAGTTTTCTAAAATGCTGAATGGTGTAGGTGCTACGCAAGAGCAAGCGTTAGAGATGGCTAAATTTGGTAATCAATACGCTACAAATCTTGTAACAGCTTATGAAAACCAAAAGCAAGAAGCATTGAAAGCACAATACAAGGGTTATGCAGATAACGCTCGTGAGGTATTAGGCGCTAAATTTGATACTACTGTCAGCCAAGCGGCCGCAGGTGTTGAAGCAGTAGAAAAGACTATTCCTAATATCCGTGAAATCCTAGCTGAAAATGGCTTGGGTAATCGTGTAGAAGTAATTCAACTATTCGCACATATTGCTGGTATGGCAAGCGAAGATAGCAACGCAGGGAACAACAGACCTGCAAATAATCAATCTGACGAAGCTATTAGACGGAATATGTATCCGTCCATGTTTAAAGATTAAAGGAGATTAATTGATGGCTACAATTGGAACTAACAATCCTACATTATTGGATTTGCAAACACGCATGGATCCAAATGGTAAAATTGCACAAATCATTGAGCAATTAAACCAAACAAACGAAATCATTCAAGATATGACAATGATTGAATGTAATGATGGTACATCTAACAAAACAACTGTACGTACTGGATTACCATCCACAACATGGCGCATGTTGTATGGCGGTGTACAACCATCTAAATCCACTACAAAACAAATCACTGATACTTGTGGTATGTTGGAAGCATATTCCGAAGTGGATAAAGACTTGGTTAAACTTTCTAATGACCCTGTAGCGTTCCGTGCAACAGAAGATAGTGCATTTGTTGAAAGCATGGGCCAAGAAATCGCAAGCACACTTTTCTATGGTGATGAAACTGCACCTGAAAAATTTATCGGTTTATCCGCACGTTTTAATACATTGGATACTAAAAAAGCTGATTGCGCTAAAAATATTATTGATGCTGGCGGTACTGCTAATCTTGCCTCTATGTGGCTCGTAGGTTGGGGCCCTCTTACTGTACATGGTATTTATCCACGTGGCAGTCAAGGTGGTTTAGAACAAGAAGATTTGGGCGAAGTAACAGTAACTAAAGCTGATGGTTCTATGTTCCAAGGTTACCGAACTCATTTTAAACAAAACATCGGTTTATCTGTTCGTGATTGGAGATATGTAGTGCGTATCGCTAATATCGATATGAAATCTATCAAAGAAGATATTTCCGCAGGCCCTAACTTAATTAATTTGATGATCCGTGCAGAAGAAAAAATGCATAGCTTAACTGGATGTAGACCAGTATGGTATATGAACCAAGAATTGCGTACATTCTTACGCTTGCAAAAGAACAAAGTGCATGGTTCTACTATCACAGAAGATATGGAAATGGGTAAAATGGTTACTCGTGCGAATGGAATTCCTGTTCGTAAAATTGATGCATTGCTTTCCACCGAAGCACGTGTTACTGCATAGTAGAGAGGAGAAAATACATGATTATCGATACTTTAAATACATTCCATTGGAAACGTGAATTATCTGGCAATGTCAGCTCCGATGTTGTAGTTACTAGCGGTGATGCTGACCCTAACTTGTGGTTAGTTGTTCGTGTAGACAAAGCATTAACTGGTACTGCATTAATCAACGTATATACATCTGATGCAGAAAACATCGCTAACCCTGTATTGTTGCATGGTATTACATTACCAGCAAATGCACCAGCTGGATACGAATATAAAGTGCGCTTGGCAAATGGTGTTAAACGTTATACACGTGCTAATGTCAACAATGCAACGGCTGGCACAATTTCTGTATTCTTAACTAGCGGTATCACTAGCAAATAGGGGGTAACATGGAATACATTGCAAAAGTAACTTTGTATCACAATACAAAGGGCTTAATTAAAGAAGGACAAACAGTAGAACTTACAAAAGAAGAAGTAGCTGAATACGATAAAGATTACTTCAATGATTTGTTTGAAGCTGTAGGCACAGAAGAAACCGAAGATGGCGAAGATAAGCCAAAGACTAAATCTAAAGGCAAAAAAATGGAAGAAACTGCAGAATAACAGAATGAGGGGTGCGTATGCATCCCTCTTTTTTACTACAAAGGGGGCAATATGACACCTACTGATATTTGTAATATGGCTCTTAGTCTTATCAATGGCGGTAGGATATACGGCCTTGATGAAGAAACAGAAACGGCTAGACAATGCAGATTGCATTACGATGCGACACGCAAGATGCTACTTTCACAATATGAATGGAATTTTGCACGAAAGCGTGAAGAATGTGTACTATCTGAGCATAAACTAGCTGGTTATGAATTTGTTTATGCGTATCCTGAAAAGTGCATCCGTATCCTTGGGGTTATTCCTAAAGGTGAACGATTTAGAGCGGAAAGCCAAAAGGAATATGATGTATTTACCTTTGACAACAACACAAAATATATCGTGAGTGATGTACCGCTTGCGTACATCGATTACGTGTACGATGTGCAAGATATAGATGTATTTAGTCCTGTATTTGTACAGGCCTTGAAATCTAAAATTGGGGCAGAACTAGCCATGCCATTAACTGGCAATAGCGGATTGTTCGACCAATGTTACAAGCTGTATCAAGCAGCAACACAAGAGGCAAAATCATTGAGTGCTAAAGAACGTAGGCAAGATATGCCATATATTTCTAACTATGTAAAAGCAAGGAGTTGGTAAATATGAAACCAATGTATATATCACAACTTGCATTTACAACTGGTGAGATTTCGCCAGATGTATCTAGGCGGTTTGACTTAGATCAATTTAAAAGTGCGTTGCTATTAGCGGAGAATGCAGTCATTCGTCCTTATGGTGCAGTGGCTAGACGGCAAGGTTCAGAATATATAGGGCAAGTCAAAAACAAGGATAAGTCTACACGGCTATTTGAATTTACGGCAGAAAAGAACAAATCATTCTTGCTCGAAATCGGCGAACAGTACATCCGAGTGTGGCGGAATGGTATCTATACAGGTATTGAACTACAAACACCATTTGAAAGTGATGTAGTTGATAAATTGAACTGCATCCAAAGTGGTGATGTAATGTTCATTTGTAGTGGTAAATACCCTGTTAAAACGTTATCACGATATAGTGATACAGACTGGCGATTTGATACATACAAGCTATCGGAGCAACCATACGGAGAAGTCAACATAGACAAAGAAAGTACTGTAATCTTGAATGGCGATACCTTAACCGCTACAAAAGATATATTCAATGCTGATATGGTTGGTTCGGTCATGCAGATTGAACATTTTGTAAAAGCAGTAACCACCAGTAAAACTGGCGAAGTAATACAACGTACTGAATATGTTACACGTGAAAGACACGGCGGATATAGCAGACCAATCGGCGAAGATTACAATAACATCAATTACGATGTAGAACAATTCAGTAGTGATGAGGATTTATCATGGAAATTCACATCGCATGGCACATGGAATGGCACTGTAAAAATTCAAATCAGTAATGACAATGGCACTACATGGAAAGATTACAGGGTATATACATCTACTAATGACTACAACGTAACAGATACTGGCAAGGTATCACCTAATGCAAAGTTAAAGGTGGTATCTGATTTAAAAGGTGGCAGCGTTAATGTAGACCTATCATTCTTGCCACATTCTAACTATGGTGTAGTTGAAATTAAAGAATTTGTTGATAGTAAGACCGTTAAAGTAAATGTATTGAATAGCGTTGTAGAAAATGAGGCTACCTCTAAATACAGATTTGGACAATGGGGTAAAGGCCTTGGTTATCCTCGTGTGTGTACGTTTTACCAAGACAGATTTATCCTAGCGTCTAGCACTCAATATCCTAACTACATATGGTTTAGTCGCACAGGTGATTATTCCAACTTTGGTGTAGAAAAGGTAGGCGGTACGATTACAGATGATAGCGCAATCACACTACCTGTTATTAACCGCAAAATGTATGACATTCGACATTTAATACCTGCTAATGACTTATTGATTTTGACTAGCGGTAACGAATGGATTATAGATGGTTCTAAAACAATCACACCGACTAACTGCAATCTACGCACACAAACCCAACGTGGTGCATCTGAATGTGAGCCACAATACATAGGGAATAGATGCGTTTACGTACAAGCTAGAGGGTGTGTAGTGCGTGATTTAGGATATTCCTATGAAAGTGATAACTACACAGGGGCCGACTTAACTCTATTCGTTAAGCATTTAACCAAGTATCGTAATTTTATTACCAGTGCTTATGCACAAGATCCAGATAGTATCGTTTACTATGTTACAGATGATGGCAATATCGATTGTCTAACATATATACCAGAACAAAAGGTGTATGCATGGTCGCACTTCACCACGAAAGGTAAATACAAATATGCTGAGAGTGTAGCTGAGGGTGAGCAAGACAGTTTGTATGTTATCGTTGAGCGTGATTTTAAAAGCGGTACAGTGATGTGCATAGAACGATTTGAGCCAATGTATAACGCTGATAATAACAATGTGTACATGGATTGTTATATCAGACAAACTAGCACAGAGAATATCAGCACCATCACAGTACCTCATCTGATTGGTGAGGATGTGCAGATTGTAGTTAATGGTAGGGAACGGCCAATTAAGGAAGTACCACCTACGGCAATTATTAATATCGATGGTAAGGCACAAAGTGTAGCCGTTGGTATTAACTACACTACACGATTACGTATTCCAAGTATTGAAATGCAAATACAAGATGGTACATTACAAGGCCGACTATTAACAATGAGTAGGTTATCAATCAATATCTTAAATTCATTTGGTGGAAAAATCGGAAGAAACTTCAACCATATGGATGATATTTCATTACCGCCACTCAAGTTATACAGTGGCGATAAGGTATGTATATTGCCAAAATTCGATGGAGTGTACTCAACCGATGCATCTGTATGCATTTTGCACGAAAAACCTTATCCATTTAACCTTTTAAGCGTAACAAGAGAGGTAGAAATAGGCGGAGGATTCCCAAATGTTACAGGACTTTGATATTTGCCCTGTAAGGCACACTTCATTAATTCATGACTTATATATCAACTTACGAGCCATAGACACCTTAGAGGTCAATATAGCAAACCAAAATTTTCCGAATTATGGAAAAAATGATTTTGTGAGAGATATATGCAGTGATGATTATGAAAACCACATTGTAATTGAGAATGATGTACCAATAGCCGTATATGGTATTTCAAAAAAGCCAATTAACGGAATGTACTGCATTTATTTCTTGGGAAACAAGATACTAGATACTAATTTGAAATTACAAAAGGAATTTCTAAAGCGAAGTAACGCAATCATAAAAGAGTGGTTATCCACTCATGAATGTTTATTCAATTTCATACATAAGAAAAATAACCGCTCGAAGCGATGGCTTACATCACTAGGGGCGGTTATTCATTCTGATATAACACACAACGGAATGGAACTATTTACGTTGAGAAAGGGGGATGTGAATGTGTAATCCTATTGCATTGATGGCAGGTCAATTAGTAACAACGCTATGGGGTCAACACCAACAAACCAAAGCACAAACTGCAATGTATAATGCACAGGCACAAGCAGCGGAAGCTAATGCACGTATATCTGATAGGAAACAACAGGATATTGCCAATCAAGCACTACAAGAGCGAGACAAGATGGACAATAAAATGCGGTTAATTGCAGGTCAGAATACGGCAGAAGCAGGCGCAACAGGGCTATCCATGAGTGGTACACCATTACAGTTAATGGCTAGTAGCTACGATGAATACAACAAGGATATTAACAATTGGGAAACTAACAAGAATAACAGTATCTACAATGAATATCTTAATGGGGTTAATTATCGCAATGAAGCTAGTAGTGCAAGAGCAGCTGCATCTAATGCTAAAACACAAGGGCGATTGCAAATGCTTAGTACTATCTTGAGTGGTGCATCTAGCATGTACGGATTGAAACAACAATACGCAGGTAGCGGTGCAAGTGCTAAAAAGTACAAAACTGTATATGGCGGTGATACAACGTTTGATGCATTTAGTGGGAAGCGACAAGCGGATACAATGCGAATGGAAAACGGCACAGGGCCATCATCTGTTATTACTGTACGTAAGGTTAGATATAGGTAGGCTGATATGAAACTTGTTAATTATGAAAGCCAAGAACAACTAAATACTATCAATGGGCAAATACACAATTACGCAAATGAAATTGCGTATGGTGCAGACCAAAGCGGATTACGTAGTATAGCCAATAGTATCGCTAATATTAACGAACAGTATCAAAAGAAACTCGATGAAGATTTAAACATAGCTTATATGAACGCTGAAACAGACTATAAGAAACGTATTTCTGATGCATTAACAAATGAAGATAGTGGATTACTACATACATCATTAGGTGGTGCGGCTAATATCGGATATTCATTCAATGAAATTGAAAGCAAGGCTAGACATGAAATACTAGATAATCTTCCTAATAACAATCGAATTAGAGATAGATTTTTACGAATGGCCGATAACGATACAATAGCCAATAGCACAAGGGTACAAGTACACGAGCGGTCAGAACGTGAGAAATACAAGGATGTTACTTTTAATAACAACCTAGACCAATCTAAACAAATAGCCGTACTAGGATTTAACAACCCTAATGTAGTACAAACTGCATTGGATGGTATTGGTAAGAATATTGAATTAATGTATGGTGATCGTGGCGAAGAATTTGTAAAAGGTAAAAAGCAAGAAGTATACGATACTATAGGCCAAAGCGTTGTTAATGAAGCAGTAACGAGAAATGATATAAAATATGGGCCACAAGTTATTGCAGCATTGCGACAAGCAGGCGTTAGTGAGGGAATATTAGCCAAAGCTGATGCAGCGTTTCAACAAGTTAATTCGCAACAAACTATAAATGGAAAGATTTCTGGTGATGTTGATACATATGGTGAGGGTGGACGAGAGAAAGCTGCTGATGCATATGTAAATGGATTGAGGAATCAAAATAAAGGTGGTTCTATTAATATTGCTGCATTGGATAGTGCGGTAAATGGTGCTATTGGTAAACCTTATGTGCTAGGTAGTGATGGCGGAGATGCTACCGATTGCGGTAAATTTACGCTTGATACATTAGCAAGTGCAGGGGTTAAGTTAAATTATAGAACTGCTGATGGGCAGTATTTGCAAGCCGAACAAGAGGGGAAACTTTCAACAGATATTTCACAGGCTAAAAAAGGTGATTTGGTATTCTGGCACGTTCCGAGTAATGAAGCTAGATGGGCAACGAGTGATGACCCTAATGCTATTAACTCGGACGATAAAGCCTATAAAGGGGTAACACATGTAGGCGTGTATATGGGCGATGGTAAAGTCGCACAAGCTGGTAGTAGTGGTGTATCCATTGTTGGTGCTGATATTTACCCTATAGTTGGTATTGGTAAGTTTAGTGGAAGCGGTAGACAATTAACTGATGGGGAATTGTTAGAAGAACGCAATATGTATTTAAAAGCCTATGATGTTGAAGTTGGGAAGCGAAAAAAGGCACGTGCAGAAGAGTTGGACAGGCAAAAGAAAGCTATTCAACTACAGTATTTAGAAATGCAGAAAAACGGAGCATCTAATGCTGAGTTGGCTAATTTTTTAGATAATGCTACTGCAGGCAACGAGGAACTAACCCTTGCATTTGGTGGTGTTAGAAATAGATATATAAATGCTGAACGTGCAGAAGCAGCCGCAGCTAATAACGCAGCGTACAAAACTAACATTGTACAGATGATACAGAATGGCACACCTGCTAGCGATATTTTAAAATACGCAGCAGAAAATGGAAGTCTTTCCATGCAAGAAATGAGCCAATTGAATAAAGAATTAACTGATAGAGATAACGGAACTGGTTCATATTCCGTTGATTTATCAGCCGTTCAATCAGTCATGAGTGATGCAATGGATGGATTGAAAGATAGTCAAAAAGCCATATTTAAAGAAGGCTTTAGAAAAGATTTTAGTGCGTTCTATCAACAATATATGATGGAACACGGAGAACCGCCAAGCGTTGGTGATCAAATATGGTATGCAAATCAAATTGCAGGCCCTAAAGTAATACAAACAACACAAGTAAACCATTTCTGGGAAAGCGGTGAAAACTATCAAAGTAATGTATCGCTTGCAACGTTACATGGTGCAGGCTATGTAGATTACAAACCTGTTATAGGTGATGATGGCGGACACTACGTAAGGTTATATAGAAATGGTGGTACAGATGAAAACGGCAATTATAACGATTATGATGAACGTACATTCCATCAAACATTTGGTGATTTAGATAATTAAGGAGATGGCATAATGGCTAATCAATGGCATTTTAATAAATATCAACCGAACGGCACAGTAAACCTAGATGAGCATCAAACAGATTTAAAACCGATAAATGGTGTTGTTGGTAATGCTATTGATGCGGTATCATCTATTGCTGATACTGTAAAAGATAAGCCTTTTATAGTTGATACAACAGGCGGCGATAATAAAACGCTTGTAGCCGATAGGTTAAAAGCTATTGCAGATGCAACAGGCATAGACCCTAGCATAGCATATAATGCTACATTCAGAACATCTGCATTACAATTCAAATATAACAATGATGAATTAAAAGCTAATGCTGCACTAGAATATGCAAATAAATTAAATATCGGTGCTGATGTAATTATGAACAGTAATGAAGATGGATTTAGAACGGCCGCAACATTAGCTGCACAAGTTGATAGAGGTAGAACAGTACAAGAAATCTATGATGAATACCCAGAAATGTATAAAATAAAATACAATTCACAAGCTGAGGGCATTCAAGCCATCCAAAATCTACAATCAGTAAAAGCTACACGTGGTATTTTTGATAGTATCCAACAAAGCGTATGGGCCATGAATGACCAAATGAAACTAGGTGATGTTGGTTTTGAAATGGCACATACTACTGATACAGATAGAATTAAAGAACTTAATGACGAAATGGAACGCTTGCAAGGTAACTTGCAACAATACAGAAAAGCAGATGCACTTAATCCGTTACAATCGATTGTAGGTGATACGGCAGCACAAGCATACATGATGGGTAAACAAGGTGGTAGAGGTGCAATTATAGGCGGTGCAATCGGTGCGGTAATTGGCGGTTTAACTACCGATGGTGTTGGTATCGGTGCAGGTGCAGCAACAGGTGCTAAATGGGGTGGCGGTGCTGACATGGCATACGAAATGTACAAAATGTCATTCGGTAACAAATACCTTGAACTCATTAATAAACGTGATGCAAATGGTAATAAAGTATACTCTAATGATGAAGCCTATAAATACGCTATGACATATGCTGCAGTTGATACAGGTATTGAAATGGCATCTACACGTTTCATGGTTAAAGGTATCGGCAAGGTAGCACCTAAAGCGGTTATGTCAAAAGTATTACGAGGTGCTACAAGTGATACACTGGCAACATTTAATAGGGGCATTGGTACTACTGTTGCACAAATGGCGAAAGCATCTGTTAAAGCTGGCGGTTCTGAATTGGTTGAAGAGGGCTTGCAAGACATCAACGAAAAATTCCAACACAACCTATACCGCAATGCTAATGACCCAGAGGGTGTATATTCTATAGGTGATATGGCAGTAGGTGCAGGCGGTGCAATGCTACAAGCACTACCAGCCGTTATTGGTTTAGGTGCGATTGGTGGCGGTATTAGTGGTATTCACACCATGAAAGCATTCCGTGAATTTCAAAAGTTAACACCAGAAGAACAACAACATGCAATCATGGCCGAGCAAAATAGAAATGGTACTGCTATTATGCAAGCATTGAAACAAGATGCAGCATCAAATAAAATGGCAAAAGAAAACCCTGAGTTGTACGGAAAAATCGTACAAGCACAGGGCGATAATGTAGGTGTATCTACTGCATATGTAAATGTCAACGAAATGGCAGAAACAGAGCAAGGGCAACAAGCCATTAAGAATATGATTGATAGTGGTTTGGTAACGCAAGAGGAAGTATCAAAAAGCATCGAAGCTAATGCAGATATTCCTGTACCAATCGGAAAGTATGCACAATTAAGCGGTGGCTTAACGGAAGAAACTGTTAAGGCACTAGAAGAAAGTACATACTTTACTCGTGGTGGTATGTCTATGAAAACACTCGAACGTGCAAAAGCGGAAGTGGAAGCTTTTAATAATAACCTAGTTGATGCAACAGAAAAGAAAGCTGAACGAGTTAAAGAAAGCATTATTCGTGATGAATTTGAGGGTGCAAGCGACATTGATCGCGAAGTACTAGACCAAGTATTCGCTAACCCTACGCAGGTTAAACAAGCGTATAATAACTTGTACAAAAACCTAGTGCAAGAGTATCGTGAAAATTACGCAAGCGACTTTGACAACATGGACAATGATATTAAAGAAGCTACGGCCAGTGGTGTAGCGCCACAATGGTTGACTGATTATAAGTCTAACAATAGCGGTAAAGCACCACGCACGAATGCAGAACGTAGACGTGCAGCATTTCATTCAAGCGTAGCGAAAGCACAAACTGCATTTGCTGATAATACGGAAGCACTTAACCAAAGCAATATCCATCATGCTGACATGGAGCATACGCTACAACAAATTGAAAGCCTTGAGAGATTACATGATAAGATTTTTGCACTAGCCGATAACGATATAGCACTACGGATGCAATTATCCAAGAGTGGCTATGAAGTGTACAACAAAGTTGTTAAAGCAATTGGCGAAAGTACCGATAGAAAACAACGTGAAACGGCAAAAGCTAATGCGTTGTTGATGGCACAACACGCTGATATAATGGCACAATATATGCGACAAATGGGTAGAGGAAATTATACCGCTATGGACTATTTGCGTGATAGCGTGCGTATCAACATGAATGCTAAGTATGACAATCAAAAAGGTTACAATCAAAATACAAAAGCAGTATGGGAAAGCAAACTTGATAAAGTATTAAGTGATTGGGCTAACATTGTAGATAATGCTAATAATATAGGAAGTAAAAAAACAATAGATATAATGGATTCA